ATAAGTTTATCCTAGTCTTTGTGGGGGGCATGCCCCCCACGTTAATTAGTTTTATGCTCCCGGAGATCCGAAAATACCTCTGAAGTCAGAGAAACCAAAAGAGTATCTCTCTCTTGCTTTGTATTTTACGTTTCCAGTTTCAAAGTCACCTTCCATTTTAGTAGTGATAGGTGCTCTTTGGAACATCTTCATTCCATTTGGCGCATCAGTTTTAATGAAGAATGCATCAGTATCAGTTAGGAAGTTGTTCACTACATAACCTTCTGGTAGCATACCCATGTTTCTTAATGCGTTAATGTCGTTGTCACCAGTCGCAGTTCTTAATTGAGTTTTCATCAATCTTTCTGCTACGAACTGTAGTTGCACCGGTATAATCATTTTTCTACCGTTGAGAGCGATCTTTAGACCTCTGTCATCAGTTAGTAATGAAATATCGATTAGCGACTGCTCAAGTGAAGTTTCATTTAAGTCAGACGCAGTTGACAACTCATTTCTAATGTTCCCACCAGTTGACGGGTGCGCTGTAGAACATAGTTCTACTCCATCACCGCCAGTAAAAGATGAATCAAACGCATTGTTTAATACGTTAGCCGCTTTTACTTGTTTGGTGTTACTCATTGAACGAGCAAGTGCTTTTGTGTAACGAGAGCTGATTCTGTCGTAAAGGTTATCCTCTACAGCTTCTTCAGTAATCGCGAAAGCAAGTGCTATGGTTTCGTGAGTGTATCTTGCAGTGAAAGACTCAGTAGCATCATCAAAGTTAATTGACGTACCTTCTGGTTTTACCTGCGCAGAACCGAAACCGGATAACATTACTTCTTCTTCAAAAGCTCTGTCCGAAGTTTCTATATCATAGATAGCTTCGTGTTGATTTTCGTATCTGGCATATTCCAAACCGAACAAAGCATTCAAGCCCGGTTCTAGTTCCTTTACCAGTTGTGATCTTGATATTGGCATATTAGACTCCTATTAGCTTAATGCTGTTGTTAGTAAGTAAGAATGCTCGCCAGTGTTAGGAATTACATAAACGTTAACGTTTGCTGAACTCGTATCACTATTGTCGGGATCCTTGGAAATACCTATTTGTTTAAATTGTCCAGATGTACCTGCTGTAGAAGTATCTAGTTCTTGAGTTGATCTACCAGAAAGCGAGCTTCCCGCTTGTCCTACTAAATCAAAACCAGCGAAATTCATCGCCGCTGTGCCTGTACCATCGTGCTGGACTTCGAAGACGATTCTTGGATCGTCGTAAACAAGTGCAACAATATCAGAAGCATTTGTGCTTGCTGGATAGTTGTTACTAAATGTCGGTTTACTAGTAGTTGGATCTGTAAAAAAACAACCGTTGAATATGCCTAGAATCACGTCACCTGCATCTGCTCGTTCAATACCACCAGCAGTTACAGCTTTGACACATTGACCATGAAATATATCATGACCTAGATTCGCGGCAATAGTGTATTCATTCGCTTGAAAATCCCCACCAGTTAAATGCCTCACGGGTCTAAACCCAAAAGCTGCATCTTTATTTGCCATCGTTAGTCCTTTTGTTAAAGGTTGTTAATTTTAATTCGATGGAAAGAAAGCTAAAAAATTAGTCTTTCCGGTTACCACCGAAGGTTACACGACTTTGCCTATCTGGTTTAGAGATCGGCATGCTGGGATGTTCTTCCTTTAGTAAATCATTGTTGATCGCCATTTCTTTATCTTGCGTCTGTTCAGCAAAATAAGCCATACGTTCTTCAACGACTTCTACCGGTATTCTTGCCAGCAACAATCCCCCCACTCCTATAACACCTTTGTATTTTCCTTCCTGTATAGTTGGATATTGAGTTCCGCTATCAGCTCTAACAAGTTCAAATCCTTCTCTAAGTCTAGATGAAAGATTCTTGTTGTCGTCTAAGCCCATAACTTCAGCCCTTATCCATCGATGTTTAAACCCATCGGGTGCAGGCGGTGCATCTAGGGATGACGGTGGTGCCCATGGTTTCCTACGAGTCGTCTTCTCGCGGGTTTGGACAGCGCGTGGAGTTTTATTATCTTCAATTTTATTCATATGCCTACTCCTTCACGTATTTCGCATATTCTTCAAGTGGCACACCTAATTTTTTAGCTATCGCTACTTGTGATGGTGTGAGCCTCACTGTTTTGCGCCCAGCACTTGTGGTCCTTTTAGCAGAGGCAACGGTCTGGACGGGTTGTTTGCCTTCTTGGACTTCTCCCCCATCGTTAAACTTCTGGGGAAACTCTTCACGAAGCCTTCTGTCAATCTCTTCGTAGTATTCATCAGAAGATGGGTTAAACCCTTCTTCCTCCACAAGTTTCTTGTGAATACCAAACGAAGCGTATGTCATAGCTTCATCTTTACCAAACCATTCATTCTTTTCAGCCCATGCTTCGGCTTTAGGATCCGGTTTGGGTGGTTGTACCGTATTTTGTACAGGTTGATCACCTATTTGTCCAGTGTTTTTTAAAGATTCTTCATAAGCTTTTCTTTGTGCTTCTGTAGCCTTTATACGCTCTTCTTCAATGGCTAGTCTTGCTAAGTTTTGATTAGCCTCAACTTGAGCATTTATATCACCTTTTGCTACAGCGTTTGCTAACGCTACTTTTGCTGTTTCTAATTCAGATTTTACTCTTGTAGAAAACTCATTGACGTAGCCGTCATCTACCTTATCAAACTTGACTTGAAGGTCATCTTTTTCTTTTTTAATTTTTTTAGCAAATTCAAGAGCTTCTTTTTCTCGTCTCTCTGCCTCGCGTATCTTGTAAGTCATCCGATCGATACGTTTTTGTACATCTTTACTGTACTCTTCACGTTCGTCTTTTTTAACTTCTTTTACAGCTTCTTTAGGCTGATCTACTTTTTCCTCTTTCTGTTGTTCTACCTCCACTTCTTTCTCTTGCTTGAGCTCAACATCAACGGCGTTTCCGCCAGTATCTAATTCAATCATCGGCTCTTTAGTTGCTTCTTGTGGTTGCATGGTCTTCTCCATGTTAATGCGTTACAGGCGATAGAATGCTTTCTGGATCTTCTACAACACCCAGAATCTCATCATCGTTTAGTAAGCGTAGTTCGCCGCCTTCAATATTAAGACGTGAACCGGCGTAGCGGGCAAATATTACCCAATCTTTTTCTTTGCACCAAGGACCGTTTGGATATCTATCTGCATCTTTGTATGCATCTGGTCCAACCCTTAAAACTAATCCAACGTTTGTTGCAATCTGTGTTTCTTCCACAGTTTTATCAGACAAGATAACTCCACCTTTAGTTTTACCTTTACCTTTGTGTGGTAATACTAAAAGTCTCCATCCTGTTGGTTCTGGTAGTTTTGCTGATTCTATTTGCTTTTCTTTTTTTTCTTCTTCTTTTTTCTTTTTTTGCACGGCTTTCGCTACGTGTACTGGTAAAATTAAATTACTCATTTTGCTCCTGTTTCTTTAGCAGGTCCGAGAGTTCCTGTTCTATGTAATTTAGTGTATCTAGTTGACCTAAATGATTTTGGTAATCATTCCAGTCTTTTACTTGATTACTTGTGATTATCTCAACAATTTGGGTTTGTCTAGTCCTAATTATTTTATATAGCCTATCGGCTAGATAGATTGAATCCATAAATTATTTCTTTTTAAACATGTTTAATGCGGCAGGGCCCGCACGTACGCCCAGTGAAACTGAGCACGCCAAATACAAAAGGTGGCGGTAATATTCCGGAAGCCCACTCAAAATTTCAAACCCACGTTCTATATGTGGTTGCATAAAAGGCAGGAATGCACAAATTGCTGGAATCATTAGCGCAAGTAAAACAAATTCGTCTTTCCAGCTTCCCTTCATTTGTTCTACAGCAGTTTGCTCCCACTTAACTTTTCCAGCTATCTGGTCTTCTTTAAGTTTAGTGGCCGCTTTTACTTCTGTAAGTTTTAATTCTGTTTTTGCTTTTTTTGTTTCTACGAAACCTTTCACGGCGTCTGTAGCGACGCCGAGAAGTGGTTTAGCTAAGAGTTGCCAAACCATAAATTAGATTGCTCCAATTATTACGATTACGATTATTGCGACGATAGCCGCTTTAATCCAATCTTTCATTTTCCAATCAGACCATTCTTTCAAATGAGCCCATAAGTCTTTTACTAAGTTCATGTTCCCTCCTAGTGTTCCGTCAAGTCAAACTCTGGGTC